CCGCTTCCATAAGTCGTCCCTTTTGGACTACATCCGCCAAAACACCCACTTTAACCCCGAAAACACCCCTCAACTCCACCAAGATGGCCGCTAAGTACAACGAAGGCGACAAACTCGCCTATTACACCTCAACTCCCGATGTCGGCGAGCTCCAGAACGAGCTTGAGCGTTCCCTGTACAACGGGGGCAATGTCGCCCGCATCAACAGCAACGACGACATCCGTCTATGCCGCTGGGAGGGCCAGTCGGACGACGGGAAGAAGTACCAGCAGAACCTGCGGGAGGGCGAGAGCGTGTTCCCGTTCGAGGGGGCTTCCGATGTCCGCGTGCGGCTGGTGGATAGCATCATCAACGAGCTGACGGTGCTCTGCGTCCATTCGTGGCAGCGTGCCGCCCTCCGGGTCAGCGGAACCGAGGTCGGTGACGCCTTGGCCGCCGGTGCCGTGCAGACCCTCACCCGCTACATGGTCGAGAACCGCCTGCGGATGGAACTCGAGCGCGAGGCCGAGCTCTGGGCGCAGAACACCTTCAACTACGGCTGGAGCGTCGTCCATGTGGGCTGGGAGCGCAAGCTCGGCTCCCGCGAGGTCACGCTCACGATGCCCATCGTCGAGGCCAAGGCGCAGGAACAGGGCGGCATCCTTGCCGAGGCTGTCCGCTCCATGTCGGTCTCCGGGGCTTCCGACCTGTCCGCCAACCTCCTGGCGAACGCCTACTCGACCACCGTCGAGGAAGGCCGCCGCATGGCAAAGGAACTGCTCGAGTCCGGCACCACCACCTTCCGCGAGAGCCGCGTCGTCCGCAATCAGCCCGTCGTCGCCGCCCTCCGCCCGTTCGACGAGATTTGCTTCCCTCCCGAGACGCTCGACTTGCAGGACGCCCGAGTCATCTTCCGCCGCACCTTCATGACCGAGGTCGAGCTCCGCGAGATGATCAAGACCGAGGGCTGGGACGAGAAGTGGGTCGAGGAGGCCGCGCTCACCGCCGGTAAGTCCGCTTGGTACGCCGACCCCAACCTCATCCCTACCACGACCAACATCACGGACACGCTGAACCGCGCCGACAACCTCATCGAGGTTGTGTACGCCTACACACGCCAGATCGGCGAGAACGGCACCCCCTGCATCTACTACACCGTCTTCTGCCCCCACACGCAGGAGGAGTCCTTCGCCAAGCATGAGATGCTGGACTACGCCCACGGCGAGTACCCCTTCGTGGAGTTCCGCCGCGAGCGTATGCGCCGCGCCGTGAGCGAGTCCCGTGGCATCCCCGAGCTGGCGATGACCGACCAGGAGGAAATCAAGGCCCAGCACGACTCCGTCCGTGACCGCACGGCGTTCGAGACCCTGCCCCCGCTCAAGGTCAAGAAGCGTCTCGGCACTCAGAACCAAATCGCCCCCGGCGTGCTCCTGCCCGTCACCACCCCCGACGACTACCAGTTCCTGTCGCCCCCCAGCGGCAACCCCGGGCTCGCCTTCAACCTCATCGACCGCGTGGAGGCCAAGGTGGCGGCGTACTTCGGGCTCACCCATCCCGCCGTCCCGCCCGTCAAGACGCAGATGCAACAGCAGTTCCTCGTCAACAACTGGCTCACGGCCTGGAGCCGCGTGTACCGCCAGATGACCGTCCTCTGCGTGCAGTACATGGACGGCGCGGAAATCGAGCGCATCGCCGGTGTCCCCGTGGCGATGGAGCCCGCCGACCTGTCCTCGACCTACGACATCAATGTCGCCTTCAATGTCCGCGAGCTCGACAGCGACCATGTCCTCGAGAAGATGAAGGCCATCCAGCAGTTCGTCCTGCCGATGGACACCTCTGGCGCGGTTGACCGCTCCGCCCTCGTCCGCACCATCGTCGAGGCCATCTCGCCGGAGGCCAGCAAGACGATCCTGCTCGACCAAGCCGCCGCGTCCCAGCGGATGTACACGGATGTGCAGACCGACATCGCAAAGATGATGCTCGGGATGGAGCCCGCGTATGTCGAGAACGACCCCGCCGCCGGGAGCAAGTTGCAGTACGCGCAGGACATCCTCCAGAAGAACCAGAAGGCCCAGCAGGCGGCGCAGGCCGACCCGCAGTTCCAGGCTCTCCTTCAGAACTACCTCCAGAACCTCCAGATGTCCGTCTCCCAGCAGCAGAACAAGCAGGTTGGGCGAATCGGCGTCACCCCCGTCTCCGACAAGATGGCCCAGCAGCAGCAGGGCGGCGGCTACTGACCTTATGACCAACCGCAAGAAACTGGCGAGGTTGCGGAAGCACCTCGACAAGGAGGGTTTCGCCCCGAAAGTCCGCAAGGGTGGCGGATTGATGCCTTCCCGGCCCCATAAGAGGGTTGACAAGGCTTGCCCTTGCCGGAAGCCTAGCCCCGAGGAACTATCCGAATGATGACCCAAGAACAGAAGGCTGCCCAGCAGAAGATCCTATCGACCCTCGCCTTCGAGCAGAACGAGGTGTTCGACTCGGTGATGGCTCTCCTCGACGAGAGCATCAAGTCCGAGTCCGCCCGTGCCGTTAGCATCGGGATCGCCGAGGACAAGCGGGCTCATGCCTGCGGCAGGGCCGACAGCCTAGCCGACTTCAAGGACTTGCTCCTGGCGACCCAGCAGGAGGGTCGTCAGCTCTTTGCGGGCAAGAAATAGGGCTAAACTTACCCGAACTTACACACCCTCCTCGGTCGCTTTGACTGGGGAGGGTTTTCCGGCGTTTGTCCCCTCAGACCCCTGGGGTGTCCCAATACCCCTGTCCCCAAAGTGGAAAACACCCCCAACGCGGATATCGGAACCGCAGAAAACAACTCCGAGTCACAGTCCAGGCAGGAAGTCGGCCTGCTGAACCAAGAAACCCTAGCGGCGCACCTAGCCCGCACATTGTTCGCCGAACCCGACGCGACGGACGAAAACGCACAGCCCCAGGCGGAAACGGAGGGCGAAGCCCAGACGGAGGTCAAGGACGAGACCGAGGCAGAGGCTCCCGCGCAGGAGACCGAACCCGAGCAAGTCCCCAAGGCCGAGGATGGCGAAGAAGGTGAGGTTCTTTCACAGACTACGGAAGGAAACGAAGGGGAAGACAGCGATCTTCCCCGGGGTGTCCAGAAGCGCATCGACAAGCTGACCGCTCGCAACAAAGCCTACGAGGCCGAGATTGCCGAGTTGAAGGCCGCCGTCGGCGAGCTGAAGGCCGCTACCGAGTCCGCACCTGCGACCGCGAAGGAGGATAACAGCGTCAACGACGCATCCAACCCCTTCTCCGCGCTTAAGTCGAAGGCCGAGGTGGACAAGGAAGTGGAGAACGCCCGTTGGTTGAGGTACAAGTGCATGGAGAACCCGGAGGGGTTTGTCCTCGGCGAGACCGAGTACAACCACGAACAGGTTCGGCAGATGCTCGTCAACGCGACCCGTGCCATCGAGGAACACCTGCCCCGGCAGGCTGCGTCCATCGAGGCCCGCGAGCGAATCGAGCCGATTGCCAAGAAGGCTTACCCTTGGTGGGACAAGCCCCAGAGCAAGGAGTACCAGATGGCACAGCAGGTTCTTCGGAACTTCCCCGCGTTCAAGCGATTCCCGGACTACAAGATGTTCGTGGGAGACGCCGTCCGTGGGATGCTGGCCAGAGAGTCGGAACTGTCGAAGGCGGCCCCCAAGGCCACCTCCAGGGTTCCCTCCCAACCCGTCAAGCCGACCGTAGCCCCGGCAAAATCGAAGCCCGACCAGGTCAAGGCCAAGATTGCCGAGGATCGATTCCGCAAATCGACTTCAGCAGAAGACCTCGCCAAGGTGCTCCTTTCCAAAGGCATCATCTGACCCGCCCCCAACCCCTACCCCCCAACCCAGACCACTAACATGGCTCTCCTCCTCGAACGCAACATCGTCAACGCCGGTAAGCGCGAAGACCTTGCTAACCTCATCGCCCTCGTCGATGCCAAGGACACCCCTCTGACCTCCATGGCCAAGAAGGGTGCCGAACCGGGCAACACCCTGTTCCGCTGGCAGGCCGACCGTCTCCCCGCCACCACCCTGCCCACCCCCGTGGTTGATGGCACGGATGTCTCCTCCTACGACAACTACACCGTCGATGGCGGCACCCAGTACCGCGTTGAACTGAGCAACCGTCCTCAGATCTTCCGCCGCTCCGTCCGCACCTCGAAGCTCACCCAGTCCTCCGTGACCAACATCGCGGGTGTCCGTGACGAGCTCGCCAACCAGGTGTCCAAGGCCACCACGCTCATCAAGCGCGACATGGAAATCGCCATGTGCTCCGCGCAGGGCGCGCAGGTGGACAACGGCACCGTCGGCTACCGCACCCGTGGTCTCGACAAGTGGATCGTGACCGCCGCCAACATCGACACGGTTGACCTCCCCGCCGCCGCCTCCTCGTTCTGCCCTGCCGCCGCGCAGATCAGCACCGTTGGCACCGCTGCGCTGACCGAGACCGTCGTCCAGGATGTCCTCACCGGCATCTACAACCAGACCGGCCAGTACAAGTCCTACGACGCCCTCGTCGGCCCGACCCTCAAGCGCGCGTTCACGAACCTCGTGTACACCACGCCTTCGAGCGGCTCGACCGACACCCAGGTCGCCGTCCGCACGCTGAACCGCGACTCCAGCGACGCCGCCTACATCTCCTCGGTCGATGTGTTCGAGGGCGACTTCGGCGACCTCCGTCTGCACCCCTCGCTGTTCCTCAAGAACGCGTTCTCGGGCTATGTCATTCCCTTCGACCTCCTCGAAGTTCGCTTCGGTGGCAATGTCGCGGAAGTGACCGAGCTCCCGGACTACGGTGCTGGTCCTGCCCGCCTCATCGAGGCCGTGGCCGGTCTGTGCGTCCACAACCCGCTGGCCTTCGGGAAGTTCGACTTCTCGGCCTAATCGGGCTCGCTTGGCCGACCTCGTCTCCAGCCTAGCGGAATGCATTCCCTCCCACTTGCGAAAGCAGGTGGAGAGGGAACTCCGCATGGGCTGGCAGATGAGGGAGACCCAGGCATTTCACCAGGCCAAGCAGATCGCCGCGCATGGCCACGCCAACGAAGCCAAGAGCATCGATGGCATTGGTAGATTGAAGGCGCGTATTCCCGCCGACGCGTACCACTATTGGGGCGTCCGGCTGGGCTACGAGTGCTGGCAGGACAAGCAGTTCATGAAGGAGTTCCTGCGAGACAACCCCGAGGTCGCGGTCCGCAACTATGCGAAGAAGACCGTTGTCCAAGGGGCCATTTTTTCGGCTGACGGTTTCATCACAAAGTGAGGCTCACCAACTTCTCCAGCGTGCTTTTCGAGGGTCTGCAACTTGCGGGCCAGGACAGGCACAACATCTCGGACGAGACCTTCGCCCAGTTCCGTGACTTCGGCAACGCCCGCTTGAGGCAGGCTTGGGAGTCGCAGGACTGGCCCGACTTGGTTCGGGTGGCCCAGCTGACGGTGACTACCAGCAACGGGCTGGTGACGGCGGCTATCCCGGCGGATGCCGGTGAGGTGCTGGAGTGCTACACGGGCGACCCTCTGACGAGCACCCGCGTCAGCACCTTGGCGTTCCGGGTGTACGACAACGGCACGACCCAGTACCTTGTCTTCGGTAGCGATCCCGGGACTGTCTGGGCGGAGTACCGCATCAAGCGTCCCGAGCTGGTTGGGGATGTCTGGTCGAGTTCCGTGGCCTATGCCGTCGGGGCGCAGGCTTATTTCGACAGCGGCAGCAACACGGGTACTGCGGTGCCTGTGGCTGGGAAGCCCCACTATGGGGACTTCTACGAGTGCGTCGGGGCCACCACGGCTGGTCAGTCCCCCTTCACGCACGCCTCCCTTTGGACCCGGAAGAACATCCCCTATGCGTTCGCCTCGTACATGGCTCGCGGGATGTACGCCGACTGGCTCCGTTCGGAGATGCAGACTGAGGCGGCGCAGGTCGCCGAGGTCGAGGCTGAGAGCTACCTCATCATGGAGGTGGACAAGGTGCTTCGCCAGCAGAAGCAGGCTGGTCGCATCAACATGACCCGAACCTACTGATTCTCACATACCCCTAATCCCCTTATCCCACAATGGCTCATATCGCAATCCAAGGCCCGTTCCTAGTCGGTGCCACCCACGCCGATGTCACGGTCGGCACGGCTGCCTCGACCATCCTGGCGGCGGCTATCGTCCCCGAGCGTCGCATCTTCGTGATCGTCCAGAACCAGTCCACGACGGCTACCGTCGATGTGATTCTGGCTTCCAGCGGCACGGCGGGCATCGCCCTTGCCCCTGGCACCTTCCTTCAGATTGACAACTACAATGGCCCTGTGCGTGCGATTGCGACCGCCGCCGCGACGACCGTTCATGTCGCCTTTGCTACCGCCTAATGAGCATCAAGCTTTCGCCGAACATCCCCGCCAATGTGGTGGAGATTGGCAATGAGATTACGCAGAATGTCGTCGATGCGCTGAACGGCTCTGTCTCCCCTTCGTCGAGCAATGTGCTCACGACCCGGTCTGACTCGCAGAATCAGACGGCCATCATGTTTGGTCGGACGGTTCGCAACCGCATCTACACGGGCCTTGACTTTGCTACCGTCACCGTGAGCGGCGGTGCTTCTACTGTTTCCGCCAAGGGTGTGCAGATTGAGACCTCCAACACCACTAGCGGCTCCTACGCCCAGCGTTCTGTTATTTCTTCCAACAACGGCATCGAGTCCATTGGCAAGACTCGCGGAATCCTTAACTGGTCCAACGCCTTCACGGTTTCCACCGCCATCCTTCGTCATGGCACGCTTGACGCCAATACGGCTGTCCGCTTTACCATCGGCAAGCAGACTGGCGACAACCGCGGCGAGTTTCCCAACTCTCGCAAGGGCATTGGCTTCGTGATTCAAGGCACGGGCAACTTCCAAGTCATCGCTGGCAACGGCACCACGGCGAGCAAGTCCACCAACGGAACTGTCAGCCTCGCCGACACCACGGCTGTCAACATCGAGGTTCGTTCCGACGGTGCTGGCAATGTCACCCTGTTCGTGAATGACACGCAGGTCGCCTCGCTTGCCACCGGGCCTACCGGCGACGGCGATTCCTCGACCTCCAACAACATCACGGTCGAGATTGAGAATGTCGCCACGGCTACCGCCACATCGGCGATCAGCATCAGCAATGTCTATGTCCGCCAGTCGTGAGCAAGACCTACCGCATATTCCGAGCCGACGGGTTTGAAACCACCGTCTGCCCTCCGCTGTTCCTCGACTTCCTCTTTCCTGGCGTCGAGGTCATCTCCGTGTCGCTCGACCCTCTGACCTGCGTGGTCGAGGTTCCCGAAGATGCCGAGCTTGCCGACCTTGGCCCCACCTACCGAATCGAAGAAATCCTCTAATTCCATGACCATCCTCACCATTATCCTTCTCCTCTCCTCCCACGCCGCCGCCTTCTTCGCCGGGGCTCACAACGCCAAG